CAACCTTTATTCAGAAACATAATTCATTTGAAGCAGAAGAAGGATGTAATGATGACCTTGCTATGTGTCTTGTGATATATGCATGGTTAGTAGCACAGGATTACTTTAAGGAACTTACTGATCAAGATGTTAGAAAGAGATTATATGATGAACAGAAGAATCAAATAGAGCAAGATATGTCACCTTTTGGTTTTATTATGGATGGTTTAGAAGAGGATACTTTTGTAGATGCAGAAGGTGATACTTGGAATACACTGGATAATGGTTCTTTAGAATTAGATAGATTGGCAGGAACTCCTGGTTCATGGAATACTGATGAATATGGAGATAGATCCTTTATGTGGGAATATAGATGATGGAATTAACTGAAGAGAATGTACTCAAAGTGTTAGAGGAACTTATTCCCTATATTGAAGCTGATGGTGGATACCTACAACTTTACGATATAGAACACGAAACAGGATATGTTAAAGTAAAATTAGGTGGTGCATGTGAGACATGTGCTATGAGCACCATGACCTTGAAGCAAGGTATAGAAAAGAAACTAATGATGGAGATACCAGATGTGGTAGGAGTTGTTCAAGTCTTATAATGGAATTAGATAGTCAAATAAGATTAGGGCATTTATTACTTTCTGATAGGAAATGTAGAGTATGTGGAGAGACTAAAAATTTAATAGATGGGTTTTATTTAATTCGTAAAGATAGAGGAACATTAGCATCTTCTTACTCTTATGAATGTAAAGTATGCACAGTAAGAAGAATAGTATCAAGTAGAAAGAAAAATAGATCTAGACCTTTACCTCCATACCTAGCAGACTATCCAGACTGGTAGAATGTTCATGCATTGTTTCCCCAATGAAAACATTGAAAACAATAAATATTTTCAGATAAACTGAGACTCGGAGACAGACAACATGGCGACTCCTCAATTATCTCCTGGAGTACTGACAAGGGAGGTTGATTTAACTGTAGGGAGAGCAGAAAATGTATTAGATAACATTGGGGCAATCGCTGGTCCTTTTGAAATTGGACCTATTGATGAAGCTACTGACATCACTACAGAAAATCAATTAATTCAGACATTTGGTAAGCCCATTTCTACTGATGCTCAGTATGAATATTGGATGGCTGCATCTTCATTCCTTTCTTATGGAGGAGTTCTGAAAGTTGTAAGAACTGATGATGACGATCTAGTTAATGCTAATGGCAATAGATCTCATGTAACCAATGTAACTGATCTTAAGATCAAGAACTATGATGATTATGTTGCAAACTATGCTGGCGTAGGTCAGACATTTGGTTATGCTGCTAAGACTCCTGGTACTTGGGCAAACAACCTTAAGGTTTGTGTAATTGATAATGCTGCAGACCAAACACTAGGAATAGGAACAACCACTAGTGTTGCTGTTGGACAGGGTGTAACTGTTTCACTTACCAACCAAGTAGTTGCTGGTTCTGGTGATACTTCAAACTTCACTGGATATCTTAAGGGTATTGTTACTGGTCTTGGTGCAACAACTGTAGATATTAAGATAACAAATAGGGTTACTACACTTGGAGTCTCAACAGATGTTACTTATGCTCAAGGTGATCAAGCAAGGTCAATATTAGATGGTAATGATGTTAGTTTCATTAACTCATCTGGAGTAGGAATTGCTACAATATCTCTAGTTGGAGGCAATTATGCTAAAGATTGGTATGATGAACAAACATTGGGTTTAACTAACTCAACTGTTTATTGGAAGTCAATTTCACCTAGACCAGATACAACTAACTGGGCAGCAGATAGATCATCTAAAAATGATGGTTTGCATGTGGTAGTTGTAGATGATCTTGGTGATGTAACTGGTATTCAAGGTAATGTTCTTGAGAAGAGTTTAAATCTATCTAAGGCAACTGATGCAGTTTCATCTGAAAATGCACCTCAGAAGATATACTATAAAGATTACTTAGCATTATTCTCTGATTATGTTTATGCTGGAGATGATCCTTCAGATGGTTCTGATGGATTTAATGCTGCATCAGATTTTAGTTCTGGATTTACTCCAATAACTACTGCTTCTGGTGGTTGGAATAGAAATGCTCAGGGTATTACTTTCAATGTTATTGGAAATAACACCTACACATTAACTGCTGGTGCTGATTACTCTGCTACTGGTGGATATCAAGCAACTCTTGGAAATCTGATCACATCTTATAACTTATTCAAGAATAAGGATGAGATAGCAGTTGATTATCTAATTGGTGGTCCTGGTCTTAGTGATAAGGCACAATCTCAAGCAAAAGCAGGTCGTTTGATTTCTATTGCTGGAGACAGAAAGGATTGTATGGCAGTCATCAGTCCTCATAGAGCAGACGTTGTAGATATAACAAATACAGATACACAGACTGATAATGTAATTAAATTCTATAGTTCATTAGCATCATCATCTTATGCTGTATTTGATACTGGATACAAATACACATATGATAGATTCAACAACAAGTTCCGTTGGATACCAACTAATGGAGACGTTGCTGGATTGATGGTAAGAACAAGTGTTAATTCTTATCCTTGGTTCTCACCTGCTGGACAGCAGAGAGGAATCTTGAATAATGCAATTAAACTTGCATACAACCCAGACAAATCACAAAGAGACCAACTTTATCCACTAAGAATTAACTCTATAGTTAATCAACCTGGAACTGGTATTATGCTCTTTGGAGATAAGACTGGTTTAGGTTATGCATCTGCCTTTGATAGAATCAATGTTAGAAGATTATTCTTAACAATTGAGCAAGCACTA